AACGGAATGCAATTTCTAAAAAGGAAAATCAGTGAAGCTCTTGTGTGCATTTGTTATCTAATTGCTCTTGATGGAAATGGATTGCGCGATCGTATGGATGGTGATGATGATACTCATTATAGTAAAATGTTGCTCCCAGTATTTATTATGTACGGAATCCAAATTCTTTTTGAGCAATTATCAATTATGTATACGTCGGTGATTGAATCAATTATGTATACGTCGGTGATTGAATCTCATGGATGTTTGTCATGGTTTTCTCAATCAATCGGTCATATTATTTACGGATGTTCTTGGAGAGTATTCGTATTCCTAGTAATTCTTTTCGCAGATGGTTACAATATTGAGGCATGGGAAGTATGTATTCCACATATCGTTTGCACTATCGGCCTAATTGTTATCACATTGATCCTTTTGATGGCAGGATGTGGATCTACATGTATGAACATTGTAAGTGATCTAAATTATATTCGGGATCAAACCAAAAATTCTCCGAAAGTCACAAATGCGATGTCTGGTGATATTATTGGAAAGATTGCCATGCAAGTAGGAGAGCCAGTAGCAGATGTTTCCGCTAACGTATAAAACTTTATTTATTAAAATGACCTATTTTTTATTTATTTTTAAATAAAAAATTGATTATTGAAGATCAAGATAAGATCTATATTTAATAATATACATTATATCGCCTTAATTATGGGTGTCAAAGGATTACTAGGTTTAGTAAAAACACATGCTCCAACAGCAAAACAAACAATTCCAAAAAGTGATTTACGAGGAAATGTTATAGCAATTGATGCAATGTTATTTTTGTACAAATCGATTATAGGAATAAGACAGACTGGGAAAGATTTAACAGATTCGTCTGGAAGAATAACAAGCCATCTTTATAAGATTTTTCAAAAGACAATATCACTACTGAGAGATGGTATTTTTCCGATATTCGTTTTCGATGGAAGGCCACCATCTATAAAAAGACGTCAATTAAAGAAAAGAAGAGATACTAAGAAAAAAGCAATAAAAAAATTAGAATCTAGTGAATTACTCACTAAAGAGGAAAAGATTAGATATTTTAAAAGAAGTTTTCAAATGAAACCTTATATTATAAAAGATTGTCAACGATTATTGGATCTTTTGGGAATACCATACGTCCAAGCGCCAGAAGAGGCTGATTCACAATGTGCAGCATTGGCTATATCAAAAGACTCTCCCGTGACATATGTAGCAACGGAAGATGCAGATATTTTGGCATTCAAATCGTCTATATTAGTAGGATTTATGAATGAAAAAACTGTTACAAATGTCAATATCGATATTATATTGAGTTCTTTTGGTATTAATTTTAGTCAATTTATTGATCTATGTATTCTTATGGGTACAGATTATTGTCCAACAATTGCTGGAATTGGCCCAACTTTAGCATTGGCCGGAATGAAAAAACATAAAACAATGGAAAGTTTTTTAGACGAATTAAAATATAAAAATGAAATTGCAAAAGATGAAAACAAACCTCCACCTTTTAGAATACCGAATGATTTTATGGATAAAAGAAATGAAACTCGCAATTATTATATTTATAACGCACTGGTTATAGAACCAAAAGAAATATCATTCAAATGGAAAGAATGTAGATTAGAGGAGACGATTGAGTTTTTATGCAAAGAACGTGATTTCGAAAAAAGGTTTGTTGTAAACAATTTATATCAAATTCAGAGATTGAGATGTATAACTCAATATCCAGAAGACAAATCATCTATTGTCAAAAAAAGAAAACTGCCACGCAAATTCGATAGAAGGAATAAATGGAGATGAAAACTTATTTGATATTTATTTATCAAATAAATAAAATTTTACAATAGTATTTATCATTGAACTACATAATGAGGATTAAATGAAACTGAATTATTAATATCAGTACGAGATTGCATATTTTGAGGTTGCATATTTTGAGGTTGCATATTTTGAGGTTGCATATTTTGATTTAAATTTGATTGTTCTTGTTTTTGTTTATCTTCTTCATTTTTTTTATCTTCTTTTGACCATTTAGTCCACAATAAATACAATACTATCAATGCAACAATAACAAGTATACCATAAAATATTTTTCTTGTTATTTTTATACCATATATTTCCAAAAATGGATCATTTATATCGAGTGATTTACTTGGACTACTTGGACTATTATGATTATTTGTTTTTGGTACAAATACAGGTTTTGTCGGAACGATATTTTTTTTAGATTTTTTAGGCAAAGATGGTCTTTTTTCTTCAGACGTATTACTTAATAATGGTCGTACTTTATGTTTTTTTGGCAGTATACCATTATTATTACGCGAATCTTCTTTGGATTTATTCATAATATTGTTATATAATATCGTCATACTAGAATTTATTGATTTTGAACGAGATAAATAAATCTATATTAATTTTTAATTAATGTAACCTTCTGTTTCCATGATTTTATCCACTTTTTTCCATAAATCTTCAAAACTCCCATCATTATCTACAAAATATTCACAGTTTTGTATTTTGTCAATCATAAGTTCTGATTCGTGGCAGTCGTCACTTGTATCATACCCTGGTCGTTTTACCTTAATGACAATACCGCCAAGATCATGTATTGCATCAACCTCATCTGGAAATCGAAGATCTGGAACAACCAATTTTGCATTCGGATCTTCTTTCAACATACGTTTGTAAAATGTTACAATTACTTTTACCCAAAATCCAGGACCAAGGCCCTCGATTAATTCTCCCATATGTCCTCTGAAAAGATCTGTTCCTACAAATTGTAACACTTGTCTTGGCGTAACACCCCATTCTTCGTCAATAACTTCCTTTAAATCACCATATACTTGTTCTTTTGTAAAACCAAAAATTTTCATTGAACCTTCTTTTAACGAATCAGCAAAAGATCTTTTTATAAATCCGTATTGTAGTAAGTTATCAGCGATCGTATCTTTGCCATTTTGTTTTCTACCGGTAATACCTATTATAGTCATGTTGTTTTCTTTTTTAACCATAATATCACATTTTTATTCATTAATTTTTTCAAATTTTTGTTTTGTGAAATACAAAAAAATTGATTTTATTTTATAAAATTTAATCAGTATTATAGTAATTTATAGATAAAATGTGGAAATACGAATTGCCAAATACAAATAATCCTCCAAAAAAAATACCATTAGATAATACTTTTATAGAGGAAGATATGGTAAAAGGATATTATCGAACTTCAAAAAATAAAGAGAAATTTCATCAATTCAATCAATACAATAAATTAATGCCTTATGGATATATGAACGAATTAGATAAATCTTATAAAGAAGAAATGTATGGTCAATATACAAAACGATTTTACAATAAAAAACCAATTAATTATTTTACATCATATATTCCATTTTTTCCAAATACATTTTTTCCATTTTTAGAATTATTAAATATAATTAAACCGAATCTAAATAATTGTAAAATATTTGTGAACGATAATAAAGAACATCAAGGGGCATTAGAAGCATTGTTTAAATATTCGGAAACAAATTTATTTGGATCAGAAACTGAAATAGTAAAATTGTGTATTGATAGAAAATCTTATTCGTGTAACGAAAATAGATTCAATAAAATTTATCAAATTCAAATTCATACTTTCCCACCATGTAAATTCAAAAGTGTATGTGATTATTACAAAGGAAAAAAGAATCAACCAAATATTGTAATAAGTGATACATACGATATTATTAATAACATAACATTTTTGAAATTAATTAAAAACGGGGGAAAAGCAATAATACGAATTTCGATTAAAGAATTATATCAATTGCAGTTGTTGCGATATTTATTTGGTAAAATAGAATTACACAAACCAAAATGTCAACATCCATTGGATCCGTCAATATATGTAGTACTTTCTGATTATATAGGAGAAAACGGGAATAACATAGAGTCATTTGTGTTACAACCAAATTTTCAATACGAACAAGATGATATATTAAAAGAATTAGTAAACAAATTGGTTGCAGATTATAGAGAAAAAATGGTAAAATATTTTGATAAAAATAATTCAACAAAAAATATCGGTAATAAATATTTAGATAAATGGGTCACAAATAATAATATGATAACAAATTCGGATTTTAAACTTAATTTTCAACCTCCGAGTTTTTCGAGTCTCATGTTTCCAAATATTGAACAGCCAAAGAATTTATTTCCATGTAAGTCAACACATGTTCAATATAATGAATTATTAGAGATCAAAAAAGAACTTAATAAATATAAAAGATTAATTGATACAAAAGAGCAAGATGTGACAATCAATAGTAAACTTGATATAATAGATTGGAATAAACTAACAGATGATATTGATTATTGCAAAACAATAAGAAGAAATCTTCGAAATTTAGATTTAGAGATGGTAACAAATGCCTGGATGAAATTCTATGAAATATTATCATGCACATCGTATTTTTCAAAATTAGAAAATAAAAAAACCATTAAAGTATTTCATTTGTGTGAAGCACCAGGTGCATTCATTTCGTGTATGAATCATTTTATATACACGAAAACAAATATAAATAAATACATTTGGTATGCTCAAACACTAAATCCATATGTAAATACTAATCAATCCGCTAGATTAGATGATAATTTTGGACTGATATCATTATATCCAGATAGATGGTTATTTGGAAAAAGTAATACTGGTGACATCACAAATATTAAAAATATTTTAGATTACAAAACAGATCCAAAATTAGCAAATATTGATTTGATTACAGCTGATGGGGGGTTATGTTTGGAAGAAGGTATGTTTAACGAACAAGAAAGACATGCGTCAAAACTATTATATAGTCAAATATTAACTATATTAATGATGTTGCCAAATGATAAAACATGTATATTTAAAACATATTTGCCGTTAGCAGAACCAATAACAGTATCGATGTTTTATATTTTATCTTTTTCATTTGAAAATGTAATTTTGAGAAAACCAATAAGTAGTCATCCAAGTAGTTCAGAAATATACGTGGAATGTACTGGATACAAAGGATGGAATTCTTTTAACCAACCATTTAAATCGTATTTAATAAGCTTTTTGGATAAATTTGATACACAAATAAGTTTATTTGAAAAAGATGGTATTCCTGAAGAATTTATAAACAGATTATCTGAAATTAGTAGAAACTTATGTAATCGTCAAATAATGTCAATTAAGAAAAGTTTGTATTTAAGAGGAACATATTACTCAGATAAAAAAATAAAAAAATCGATAGATAATTACAAAGACGAAATTTCAAAATTATGGATTGATACATATCTAATTAAAAAATTACCATATCATAAAAAATTAATTAGACACACATCGAAAAATTGATATTTATTTATTAATTTACAATAATTTATAATATAATTAATTAAAATGGGTTGTGTTTGTAGTTTTTTTCGTAGAATATGGGGAATGTTTGGTCGAAAATCTGTTGATGAAACTCAATGTGAAAATACGTCAGAGCAAAAAACAGGGGATGCTATGATCGAAATCCATCATATTTTTGAAGAGGCAAATAAAAAAAAAAATCCTGAGTTTTATAAAGATCTAAGATTAAAAACTGATTTGGATTTTGATGGAAGACAAACAAATCGCCCTTGATTTGGAAAAACAAAGAAAATTGTTGCTCGAGGGTAAAGGGAATCAAATCCCAGTCGTTAGTGCATACGATGATCAATCATTTGGTCCAAATTGTTCATTTACTGGACATCAATCAAAATAATTATAAAAAAATTTGATGTTTATATTTTCTCACAGTTAAAGATTTGTTTATATTTAAAGTAATAATATAGACAAAGTATGTTAAGTCTTGATAATATAATAGATGGAAAAGCCAATGACATAGTTGCTCAAACTCCACCAACAAAAATAAAAAAAACAAAAACTATTATCAAGGTTCCGTGGGTTGATAAATACAGACCATTATCACTTGATGAAATTGTTTATCAAACTGAAGTCGTCAAAATGTTAAAACAAACTTTGAAGCAAGGTAGTTTACCACATCTTCTATTTTATGGGTTACCAGGAACTGGCAAAACATCTACTATATTAGCATTAGCAAGGGAATTATTTGGACCAAAAATATTTCACGATAGAGTTCTAGAATTAAATGCATCGGACGAAAGAGGTATCGGTGTAGTTCGAAAATTGATTATAGGATTTGCAAAAAAATCAGTTGGTAATTCTGATCCAAGATATCCTTGTCCTCCATATAAAATGATTGTACTAGATGAAGCAGATGCAATGACAATGGAAGCTCAATCTGCATTAAGAAAAGTTATGGAATCGTATTCAAAAATTACTAGATTCTGTTTTATTTGTAATTATATCAATCAAATAATTAGTCCAATCACTTCAAGATGTGTTAAGTTTAGGTTTAAACCGTTAAACGTACCATCAATGTTTTGCAAGTTACAAGATATATCGGTCAAAGAATCGGTTAATATAACAGATAAAGCATTAAAAGAAATTATAACGGTATCTAGAGGTGATATGAGAAGAGCCATTATGTTGTTACAAAATCTTAAATATTTAATGCACTTTAAAGACAAAATAGTGTGTAAAAATGTTTGTGCAATGGCTAATATTATTCCTGAAAAAATTTTAAAACAGATTTGGTTTGATTATATTAAAAAAACAGTCAATGCATGTGAATTAAAACAAATAGCAGAACTCGTAACAAATTTAGGATATCCAATATCAAACACATTAGAGCAGTTGTTTACTATTTTAATTAATGATAAAACAATAAAAAATAAAAAAAAGGCTAATATGGTTTTACTATTGTCGGAATCCGAAAAAAAAATATCGGAAGGTTCGAATGAATATTTACAATTACTAAGGATATTTTGTCATTTTCACCAAGAATTTCGAGAATAGTAAATAATTTTCATTTAAAAAAAATATTTGTTTATTAGATAGATGGCAAACAGAAGACTCGAACGAGCAAATTCTCAAGGAAGCAACTCGTCAAGCGATTCACCAACAAATAATTTTAATATATCGTCATCTGCAGATATATCGTCATCTGCAGATATATCGTCCGTTGGAAATGTTAAATCGTTCAGCAAAAAGTTTATATCGAGTACTCCTCCGGCTGATTGGGGGAGTTATATGTATAAATATATAGATAAATTAAATTTGAATAGTAACGAAAAGGAAAAAATATTACCTGAAATAAAATTGTGTAATAATAAAAAACAATACAATAAAAAAAAATATAAAAAAAAAAATAAGAATAAAAAAAGAACGAAAATAAATAAAAGTAGCAATAAAAAAAATAATATACTAGATTCAGATGATGTAGATTCGGATGATGAAATCAAATCATTACCAGAAGAAGATACGTCTTGCATTTTTGTTATGGATATGTGAGAAAAGTTGAAATGAAATATTTTAATAATAAAACGATTATTAATAGAATAAATGGAAATAAACGTATTTAAAAAAGGAGAAACTGAGCCATTCAAATTTGATACATTTTTAGATTCAAGTGGCAACTGTTATATCAGCGGATTAAAAAATAAAAATGATAAATTTTTTAGTGAATTATCCACTTCTTTGCTATACCAAATAAACATCACAGGTAATAATGGAATTAGACTAGACGAAGAAAAACCTGATATTTTATCGGAATCTATTGAAAATATTTTTGGATTTCAACAAACAAAAATATTAGATATAACTGAAAATGATACTGAGACATATTTACCAGAAGATGGGGACCATATAAATACTTATCTGGAACAAGAAGATACACATGGATTTTTTGGAGACGAAAATTTAAATGAAAAAGAAGGTGATCATTATATTTTCTCTTCGTCTGGATCTGGAATAAAAGTTCCGGTATACAAAAGTGACGAAGAGATGTCATTATATGAGACTTTTATGTATGACGATAGCCGTGATATAACTGCATTAATTTTTAAAAGTGAAGGGAATGAAGTTCCAATATTTCGTTTGCGTGTATATAGTTCAGGTAAAATAGTTTTTAGACCAACCGGTGAAAAAGAAAAAGAATATATATTGGGTGTTGATCCAGATGGCACATTGATATTGATTACACCAAAGTTTATTGAACACGATTAATTTTTTTATTACATAAAAGTTTGAAAACAGATAATACTAAAAATTAATATATGGATAAATTAGATTACGTGAAAGCACTTAGAAATTTTAAAAACGAAAATACAAATAAGCACCCAACTACAAAAAAAGAAGCAAGTGTTCATAAATATAAATTTTGGAATTCACAACCAGTTTCAAAATTAGGAGAATCAAATGCATTATTTAAAAGTATTGATTCTGATTTAACCGCTACACAAGAACAACATAAGTTGAACAAAGATTTTTATTGGAAAAAGTTTGATAGGTCTGACATAAATAATATATCTAATTTTTTAAAAAAGAATTATTCGACAGATAATCATAATGAATTTCGGTTGACATATGATAAAGAAAGTCTAGAACATCTGCTTTTTGATTTTAAAGAATCACTTAATATCGGTGTGTGTGTAAAAAAGAATGATCTTATTGTTGGATTTATATCGTCAAGAATAATAAAAATGCAAACTGGGCAAAAACAAAATGATTTCTCATATATAAATTTTTTATGTGTACATTCGAAACTAAGAGGAAAAAGATTAGCGCCTGTATTAATAAAAGAAATTACAAGAATTATTGTACAAAATGGTATTGACAAAGCAATTTATTCGTCACACACTTATTTGCCAACACCATCTATAAGCACATCATCATTTCATAGACCGTTGAATACCAAAATATTGTTAGACACAGGATTTACAAATATTCCCGACAAAGTAACTCATGATCAAATGGAAAAGGCGTTTACATTAAATGATAATTTTAGGTATAAATACGACAAAATGAAAAAAGAAGATATCCCAATTTGTTTACAAATATTAACAGAATATTTAGACAGATTTACTGTTCATCAAATATGGAATGAAAAAGAATTAGAAACGGAATTACTAAATTCTTTTGTTAAATCATATGTAATCAGAAATGAAGATGGTGAAATAGAGGATTTTATAAGTTATTATATTGTTCAATGTGATTCATTGCATTTTAAAGGAACGAAAATTAATATAGCAAATTTATTTTATTTTACAGATAGTAAAAATAGGATATATAATTTGTTAGGAGATACACTAAAACTAGCAAAAAAAGATGGTTGTGATATATTTTCGACTAATAATATTATGGGTATAAGGGATATTTTAGATAATTTGTTATTTTATGAAGTTGGTGGTAATTTACAATATTATTTTTATAATTGGAGTTCTCCGACACTAAAACCCGAACAGATTGGTTTTACAATTTATTGAGACAAATAAATTCCACAACGAAAAATTGATTTATATAATGGATAAATATATGAATCAATATATGATTTAATTATAGAAATATAATGTCAGAATCACAAGACTCGTCTCTAGACTGCTCAATTGATTCAACTAGATTATCGGAAATACAACCTTTTACTGTATATGATATACCTGAAGATATTGTTGCATATGATGGAACAAACGAAGAATTAACAAATTTATTAAGCTCGTTAACATGTAGCCCAATGGAAGTATTAAATAAACTTATGGAACATTATGAAGAATTAAATCAAATAAATCCTAGCGGAAAGGAATTTTGTTCAGTTACAAGTAAAAAATTGGAAATGTTGAAAAGGAACTATTTGATAAAACAAGCTCAAGAAAAATCCGAAGCACAACCTGCTTAATTCTTAACGAGCATACCTATTCATGGCTCGCATGTGTTTATTACATTTTTGTTCTAATTGGTTTACCCGATCGACGAATATATTAGTTACATTTGATATACGATCATCTAAATTTTTATTTATTATATCAATAACATCTGAATCATAATTTATATTTATTGGTCGAAATGATGTTTCTGGTAAATTTATTTTTGCAAATATTTTTTCCATATCATTAATTTTTTGATTTAAATTTGTGAGCAAATCAAATATTTTATTGATATATATTTCATTTTTTTTGGACAATTCAGAATCTTTTAATTGATATTGTTCATATAATGTAAAATCACTGTGCAATTCATGTACATCATCATCAGACAAATCGTCAATAGGACTATTTGACATTTATATATAGTATTATAAATAATATTAAACAACCAACGCATAACTAAAAAATTGAATTAATTAGATGCTGAATATTGCATATTACACTAAATTACATAATTTTATTACAAGTAATAGACTAATATAATTAATTATGTCAGACATTACCCTTATTTTCGATTCTACTGTGATTGGGGAAAAAGTGGTTGGAAGTGAAGAAAATGTTTCGGTTGGGTGTTCTTTAAGAGGAAACCCAACAAGTATTTCGGAAGGAAAAAAAGCACATTTTGTAATTTTGGTTGATCGATCTGGAAGTATGGAATGCCCATTTAATGGACCACCAGCAGATGTACATTTACCAGCAGTATCTGAAAAAGAAGAGGACGAAGATGAGGCTGAAGATGAGGCTGAGGATGAGGCTGAAGATGTTGATGTTGACTCGTATGGTTCTGTACCAATTCATCCTGCTTGCACAGCATTGACTGGTGCGGCCGTGCTACCATGTCCACAGGTACCTGTATTACACAAACAAATTACATCTATGCCACCTTCAATGTATTCACATTCACGGAGGGGAGTGTCAGGAGCTCCACATTCACGTAGAGAACTATCAGGTGCACCACATTCGTCTTTCAGTAGCTCAATATTTGCATCGAGACAAAGTCAGGGTCCTTCTAATAGCAGGTTTCGCGTTTGCGATCGGGCCATACGAAAAATGTTAGATTTTTATGAAAGTATTGAAGGAGATGAATTTAGTATTTTTGTAACTATTATTAGTTTCGATAATGTTGTAGAAATTGTGTGTGAAAATATGTCAATGAGTGACAAACCTGGTATAATGCATTTGAGAGAAATTTTGGAAAATTCAATTAGGCCCAGAAATTCAACAAATATTAAATCGGCTCTCGCTAAAGCAGTTGAAATAGTTGATGCACATGAAACTCCAGGACAAGATTCCCATATTTTCTTAATGACTGATGGATACGATAATTGCAACGCAAATCGTTGGTTGGAGGGGAAATATTTTGAAGATAAACCTCGAAGTGAAATTGGTGCCGATTTTGTCGCATCAGGAAAGAAACCGATATGCACGTGTCTTGGTATTGGACGCTCATCTGATTATGATTGTGCTCTTTTGGAAACTTTGTCGGATACTGTTCTTGGAGCATATTCTGCAACTGAAATGAATGATTATATGTTGGCAACTGCACTTGGCGTATCAACAAATATTGCAAAAAAAATTTCAGTTGAATTTCCTGCATCAATTAATATCACTTCTTTACTAAATCTAGAAGAAACAGAACATGGAAAAAAGATTTCATTGCTTAATTTGACTATGTCACAGCGTATTCCAATATATTTTTCTTCTGTTCCGAATGAATTTTTAACAGAAATCGAGGAAGGAAAATATAAGTTAAGTATTCCAATGAAAATTAATTATACAAAAGCGGATGATTCAACGTCAATCGAATACATTCAAAATCTGGAATGTATTGTTAATACTGTTCCAGAAATCTTATTGTCGAAACCATGGAAAACATTTTGCGATATATTCCACGAATTTAAAAGTACAATGTCCGCAGACGAAAACATTGATGTACATCGTAAACATATAATAAGACTAAATAAAATAATGATAGAACAAAAACCATCAGTTGATCATGAGCTGTATCTGTTTTGGTCTGATTTAGGAAATCATATACAAACACATTTGTCTTCAGTTCAACCATCAATTGGAGAGCATGCTTACAATGAACTCAGGCATCATACTGCAGTCGCTTCGACACCATTATCTTCAGGTCAAACAATGTCTGGAGGAGCATGTTTGGTAAGAGCAGTAACTGAAGCAAGTCGAGAATTTAAGACAGGCCATGTTCCTAAAACATCTAATCTAATGAGAGCTCTTTCTGCACCAGCACCTCCAGAAGTTATGTGTGCTAAATTGCCTCCTCCAATGCTACCACCTATTAAACGTAAAGACAAACATATACATTTTCTACTAGCACCAGTTACAGCACCAATTTTAAGACTTGCTGATACAGCGGTAGGTTCTCATTCTGAAAGAATGATGTGTATGATTTGTACGACCGAACCAAAAATTGTTATCGCAAAACCTTGTAACCATCTCATTTTTTGCAAAAAATGCATGATAGATGCACTGTCGTTTGGAAAGGGAACTACTGAATGCCCTGTGTGCAGAGCATTGGTAACGGGCCACGTCGAATTAAAGAACAAATTTGACGGACTATCTTCTGCACCAAAATGCGAAATGTGCAATATTAGAACAGTTGATACGATTTACAAATGCCATCATATGGTGGTTTGTTCGAAATGCGCACCAAGTATTATTGGTTGTCCGTGTACTAAATGTTTCAAAAATGTTACTGGATTTGATAAAGTATTTTATTAGATAATTTTTTGGTTGTGTGAAAAATAAAAAGTTGATTTTTTTATAGATGAGTAATTATAATATATTGTCAAATGTTGTAATTATATGAAAGGCCGTCTACCAATTCATGTATCACCAGAACAGTTGTGTTGGTTTGCACTTCAAAAATCGGGAAATGTATCATTGGCACCTAAAGCCGATGGTATTCGTAAAGAAATTATTATAAATGGTGTAATATGTGACGCAGAATATATTGAAAATTTAGATTTATATCTAATATTTGATGTTTTTAATACGTCAAATAAAAATGCAAACTTGTTTGAGAGAATGAATTCACTTCGTAAAACACATAGTACTGCCAAAGATTTAGATCTCAGTAATACACTAGTAAATAAAATATCAATATTAGAAAATTTAATTGAAAAGGATCGGTTTATTTTGAATGAATATTTGAAACAAACGACAGACGAAATAAAATGGTATCCTAAATTTAACATAATATCAAAATTAGATCCCAACATTTTTCTTGAATGCGTAAATAAACAGTTTGATTTTGGATTTCCGGTTGACGGATGGATAATGTTCCCATTGTCATACGAAAAAACTAAAAGAAAAAGGGCGATTGGAAAATATAAACCGAAACAACATATGACAATTGATGTAGAATTTAAAAATAATAGATGGCGAACGAAAGATGGTATAGAATTATCAATTTTGAATATCCCAAATAAAGAAGGTGTATGGAGATGTTATTGGAATAATGGATGGATTGCTAACGATTATAGAATTGAAAAAAAAGATTCGAATCCGTATAAATTAGTAAAATTTTTAACCGATTTTCACAAATGCCCGTGGGATTCGACAATGTTGATACCATTATGTAAAGTACCGTACTATAACCCATCTTACTCAATTTTATCAAATGGAATATCAAACTATTTGGAATCACAACGAAGAGAATTTTATTCTTTAATAGGTAAATGTGTTACTAACCAAGTCTTTAATATATTTGATGTTGGATGTGGCAAGGGAAAAATAATCCAAGCATTGAAAGTTTCGTTTTCGCACAAATTAATAAAATCTTTCAAAGTAGTTGGTATTGATGCAGATCCGGCATCTATATGGGAAGCCAAAAGCAGACATTCGAGATTTGATTGGATGTGGGGAGATTTTACGAAAAAAAATTGGGAAATAGAATCATTTTTAAAAGTTGATTTCGAACAGAATTTTGATCTTATTGTGTCAAATTTTAGTATCTCGTATGCATTATCAAATCCAAAAATCTTTTTTGATGGAATAAATAAATTAACGAGAATTGGATCATCGTTTTTTCTACATTTTCTCGATGTTGAAAAAATAGAAACATACCCTTTTCCAGATGAAATTAAAATAAAAAAATTAGGAAGACAATATTATGAATTTGACTATCCCTGGTTAAATGGGAAAATAAAAGAATATGTATTATCCAAAAGCAATATAATAGAACTTTTTAGGTCGTATGATTGGTTTATAAATGACGAAATAAGAACATTCGGAGCGTCAACTTGTTTAATATTCAAAAAATGTTGAAATACATACGATATACGATAATTATAATTTGTTTATTATTCCGAATACTATGAATCAATTTCTACATACAGATGGATCATATAATTATTTTAATATCACCGATTTTATGAATATAATATCTTCAATACGTAATACAAATAAAGGGAAAGGGTATGATGAAATAAAATATAATGTCAAAGATTTGATTTCAAAAACAAATGATACAATACAAATCGAAACATTGTATAAAATATTGAGATATTTTGATAGAAATATTGTTCCTTTTGGAGAAATAGGGTCAAAATATTGAAAACGAAATTAGTTTATTGTAAAACAGTAATAAGTGTACTTTATTAATGAATTTTAAATTATCATATGGCGAACAATCAGGAGGAAAATATAGTTTAAGTATGTGGGAAAAGAAATTATATTTAGGAAATATTACTTTTACAATTAATGTAAATACTGTAAATATAGATATGATAAAAATACTGGAAAAATATAGAGGAAAAGGATTTGGAACAATAATGATAAATAAATTTTTTGAATATATCAAAACAAACAACATTAGTAAAGTTGATCTGATTGCATTTGAACAAAATGAAAAATACAATAAGTTAGTTAAATTTTATAATAAATTCGGATTTGAGCAAAACGGAAAATGTTATATGAAATATATAACATATGACGATGCATATTATCGAGTTATTCCTATGCAATGGAATAATATTTAATTTTTTGATAATTAATTATCAAAAAATTGAATAACTATATATATTGAGTGTTTGTTTATTAAATTATTAATTTAACATAGTTATCATAATATATTATTATGAATTCAGAACAAGAGTTAGTTATTTTGAAAAAATGGGTAGATGAGAAAATTCATTACATGCTAGTTGAAAGAAATAAAGGAAATAAACGTATAAGATATATGGACGGGCCTCCTTTTCCGTCATCATCAAATTTACACCACGGTCATTTTTTGGTCGGATATATTAAAAGTACAATGTTCTTTTATTGGGCAATGAAAGGTTATGATGTTGACAATATTATTGGACTAGATTGTCATGGTTTACCAATTGAAATGGTTGTTAATTCTCTTTTGTCTTTGAAAACATCTTTGGATGTTGAAACTTATGGAATTGCAAAATATAACGCAAAATGTAAAGAAACAATCGAAAAATATTCTAATGCGTGGGCCCCCATTTATCAAAGAATGGGTAGATGGGTTGATTTTGGCACTGCATACAAAACAATGGACACTAAATTTATGGAAACTGTATGGTATGTATTTGGAGAATTATTTAAAAAAGGTCTTATCTATAAAGGAAAAAGAGTTCTACCGTATTCAGCGGCATGTGGAACTCCACTGTCCAATTTTGAAGCTAGTCAAAATTACAAAGAAGTTTCTGAATCGTCATTATATGTATCTTTTTCTTTGGTCACAAATGATAAATATCGTTTTGTCGCATGGACAACAACACCATGGACACTTCCAAGTAATTTGGCTTTGGCTGTTGATCCAGATGGTGAATATGTGAGAATTAAAGATCAAGATAAAGATATTTATTACATTATCGCCAAATCATGTATCAAAAATCTATTTGGGAAAAAAAAAATTACAGTTGAAGAAACAATATTGGGGAAAGATCTTATTGGGTTGGAATATAAACCATTGTTTGATTCTTTTTCAGATGGAAGAACATTTTCTGTTATCGGTGCATCATTTGTGCAAACAATTCCAAAAGGTGGCAAAGTTATGGGAACAGGCATTGTTCATTTGGCACCAGCATTTGGTGAAGATGATTATTTAGTATGCCAAAAAGAAAATGTTATTAAAATGGACGGGTCTAATATTGTATGCCCTATTGACGAAAATGGATTTTTTACCAATGAAATTAGTATGTTGGAAGGTAAATATTTTAAAGACGCAGATGCAATTGTCATTTCATATCTTAAATCTTTGGGCCATATTATGAAAAAGGAAGTGTATAGACATTCATATCCGTATTGCTGGAGAACAGATACACCACTAATGTATCGTGTTGTTGATAGTTTCTTTGTTAATGTTTCGTCTATCAGAGATAAATTAGTCGAAGCAAATAAAAAAGTAACGTGGGTACCAAGTTATATTGGAGAACATAGATTTAATGAATGGTTAAAAGAAGCTAGAGATTGGAGTATCAGTCGTAACAGATATTTTGGTACACCTATCCCAGTTTGGATGTCAGATGATGGCGAAGAGGTTGTTTGTATTAAGTCAATTGAAGAACTAAAAGAATTGGCTGGTATTGATGGACCGATTACCGATATTCACAGAGAATTTATTGATAATATCAAAATTCCATCAAAAATGGGAAAAGGTATGTTGACAAGAGTAACAGATATTTTTGATTGTTGGTTTGAAAGTGGATCAGTTCCATTCGGACAACTTCACTATCCATTCGAAAACCCAACAGCTTTTGACGATTGCGAATTTTTATCTGATTTTATATGTGAAGGTTTGGATCAAACAAGAGGATGGTTTTATACATTAACTGTGCTATCTGTAGCACTACTGGATAAACCAGCATTCAAACAAGTTATTTGTTCTGGATTAGTTTTGGGAGATGATAACAAAAAAATGAGCAAAAGTAGAGGTAATTTTACGGATCCGTCACTCATTATTGAAAAGTATGGTTCGGATGCATTCCGATTGTACCAACTGAGTTCATCATTAGTTAAAGCTGAGCCAGTATCATTTAGTGAAGATCATCTTGTTTCATGTTGGAGACCACTCATTCCTTTCATGAACGGAATGAAATTTCTATTGAACCAACTATCTTATCTAAAAAGTCATGGTCATTCAACTAAACCAATTGATATGGTTGATATTCCGAATAATATGGATGAATGGATTCTAACAAGAGCCCGTGATGTTATTTTTGGAATTAACGAAAGTATGGAAAGTGCAAAACTTTATCAAGTATATCCCATTTTTACATCATTCATCGAAGATATTACAAATTGGTATATTAAGTTTAACAGAGATCGTCTGAGAAGTAGATTGGGAACAGAAGAATGGATTAATTCATTGTCAACATTGTATGCAGTTTATATATTGTCTGTAAAAGCAATTGCTCCATTTATTCCTTTCACAGCGGAAGAAATGTATACAAAACTTAAATGTGTTGATTGGGATTCATATGAAACAAGTGTCCTCTTATGTCCATATCCTGATCATTTGATTTTGCCTAATAATGATTTGCTAAGAAAAAAAATTAGTCAGCTTCAAGATGTGGCGAACACAATTAGATCATTGAGATCAAAGAGCAATAGTACAACTATCAAAATCCCTATTAAGTGTGTTGATATTTATAATACAGACGAAGAGGTTCTTGAGGAATTAAAAGAATATGTAACTTATCTTAAAGATGAGGTAAATGTTTTGAATGTACAATTTAAACTTTTGACTGATCAAGTAAAATATAGATTGAAACCTAATAATAAAACTTTGGGTAAGAAGTACAGAAAACAAGCAAGAAAAATTATGAAAGCTATGGAAGATTATCCATCCGATAGATTGCATTATACAACTGAAAGTGTAGAAGTATTTGTCGGCGATGAATCCTATTTACTCGATTTGACCGAATTTTCATTGGAACCATTATTAACATTTGATTTGAAAGAAACACAGTATGCATCTATCACAAATCAAACTGTTATTGTTGCTAATTGTATAATCGACGATGAAGTAAAACGAGATTATCATACAAGATTATTCATTACTTCAATTCAAAATATTAGAAAGAACACAGAGCTTAAGCCATGGGATAAAATCAAGGTATATTATAATTCCGAAAATCCAGATTTGCTAAAAACTTTATCTGATAGGAACGAATATATATCTTTTACAATTAATTATGATGTGGTATATATGATCGATGGTTATGCCGAATTAGATGCATATTCGAAAGAAATCGTTGATATTGACGATATTCCCGTTTCTATTACTCTAGTTAAGGTTTAACTTATTAACTATTTTTTTATTGTAAAAAATTGATTATTGATATTTAATATGTGTATGTAAACGTTAAACAAAATAATGTCAGCTGTTTCTAACGGATGTATTATTGACGAGCATTGTGAAAATAAATCTGGAGAAATATTGATTGATTCATCTAAATCTCCTTATTCATGTACATTAAACCAAACTGATATTAAAGATAACAAAAATAAATTTTATGTTATGCAACTTATTAAAGATGGTTCAAATTATATACATTTTATAAGATATGGTAGGGTCGGAGAACCCGGTAAATCATCTCATAAAAGATTTACTACTGAGAATGAATCTATTAAATCTTTTGAAAAACAATTTCGATCAAAAACTAGAAATCATTGGGTAAATCGCGCAACATTTGAAAAAAAGGAAGGAAAATATTTTTTCACTGAAATATCTTACGAAAAAGAATTGCAAAACATAAATCTAAAGGGGGTAAAAACACCAGACTGTTCGTTGGATGATAGATTACAGCAATTTATGAGAATGATTAGTGATGTTAAAATGATGCAATCGGCATTGGTTGATTTAGAAGTTGATACTAAAAAAATGCCTCTCGGTAAAATAAGTCCAAGACAAATTACAAAAGCTCAATCACTAATTGGAGAAATCAGATTAAAAATAGATATAATTAATAAATCAAAAGATGCTTCAATTCTTGATACGACTAATTCAGAATTAGTAGCATTATCGTCTAAATTTTACACTTTTATCCCGTACGCATGTGGCCGAAGAAAACCACCTATTATAAACAATTCAGAGTTAGTTGATAAATTCAATAATATGACGGATGATTTAAATAATCTGGTTATCGCAACTAAAATCATTAAAAAACAAACTGCAGATGTACATCCTTTGGACAGAGTATATTCTGAAATTAAAACAAAAATTGTTCCAGTTGATAAACACAGTGACACATGGAATGAAATAGAAAAATACGTTGTTAATACGCATGCACCAACACATCATTTTAAAACTGAACTAGTTGATATTTTTGAAATTGAAAGAAAAGGAGAATTTCGTAAGTTCAAAAAATTCTCTAAGGAAATAGATAATAGACAACTATTGATACACGGAAGTAGAATGAGTAATTGGTGTTCTATCTTACAACAAGGGTTATTATTGGATCCTTCAAGATTGGGAGTAAAAATCACAGGTAAAATGTTTGGATATGGAGTATATTTTGCCAACAGTTTTTCGAAAAGTACACAATATTGTGGGGTATCGTATGGCAACGGATTTGCATGTTTGGCTCTTGCAGAAGTAGCTTTGGGAGATGAATGTAAAAAAACAACGTCTGACTTTTATATGTCAAAAAAGAAACTAGATAAAGATGGATATGATTCTACATGGGGACAAGGAAATATGACACCATCAAGTGAAACAATATTGGACGGTATTACAATACCAAATGGAAAACTTATTAAATCTAACGTAAATTCTGTTTTACGATATGATGAAAAAATTGTATATGATGGTGACCAGTTCAGATTAAAATATTTGGTTATCATTAAAACCAAGTATTAATTTTATAATTATACTTAAAAAAAATTGAAAAATAATGTATTAATTTATGTATTGATATATACCAATTACAATTAGAAATATGCCGAAAAAGAACAATAAATCAAAAAAAAAGGATGACGATTCTTCGGATAGCGAAGTAGAAGATACGTTTGATACAAACTATCTTGGTTATCAATGGAAATTATACGAACCAGTTGCAGACGCAATTCCATATGATGAATTTGAATCTGAAGATGAAGATCCTCCAAAAAAAAAGAAAAAATCCAAAGACAAAAAACCAAAAGACAAAAAACAAAAAGATAAAAAGCAAAAAGATAAAAAGCAAAAAAAAAAGTAACTTAGTTTTTATTTACACCCTTGGAAATTTAAAATGGTCTCTCAAATACCTTATTTTGACTATTTTATCTAACCAAGGTTTGACCGTTTCTGGCCGTGTAAATTTTGATTATTCGGATTTATTAGATAA